GTGGCCTAAATCTTGGCGCACCTCTATTTCCGCGCTTGACATTCAGAAAATTCTAGGAGCTAAAGGCGAAGAAGCCCTGGCATCCGTTGTTATGAAAATTAAATGGCCTGATAAGACTAGAAACCTTGAGCTTATTGGCCGTCATATTTCAGTAAAAGCTTGGGAAAAAGAAGCCGCAGATACTAGCGAAGACTTGGCAAAAGCGTTGGCGGCATTGGCGGGGAGCCTGCCTAACTAATGGTTGCAGGAGTTGCGCTACAAAAAGCACATGAGCGATGGTATCCACTAATTGAGCATCCTGTGCAGCGCAAGCTTGTAGAGGCCGTACATAGCGGAATACGTTTCCCTTTGGTGCCAGCGGGGCGCCGATCCGGTAAAACAGAAAGATTCAAGCGTTTTGTTTCTAAAGAGGCAATGCGGCTACCTAATGAGAAATACTTCGCTGCAGCACCTACACGCGACCAAGCAAAGAAAATATTCTGGGACGACCTAAAGTTATTGACATTTGCCTTTGCGCACCCAAAACAACCAAGCGAAACAGAGTTAAAAATATTCCTACCTAATGGGAGTGAAATACATGTAATAGGGCTTGACAAGCCGCAGCGCATAGAGGGCATTAACTGGACGGGCGGCGGTATTGATGAAGTTGCCGACGTAAAGAGCGACAGCGTAAACGAAAACATAATGCCAGCTCTGGATACTATTGTGCCTAGCCGACCAGACTACCGCGTGTGGTGTTGGTTTTTGGGCGTACCGGACGGGCTTAATCATTATTATGATATGTGCCAAGACGCAGACGCCGGATTGACCCCGGATTCTAAAGTATTTCATTGGAAAAGTGCAGATATATTGGCACCGGACGTTATAGCCGCAGCTAAAAAACGCCTAAGCAGGCGGCAATACATGCAAGAGTACGAGGCCAGTTTCGAGACTGCTAGCGGGCGAATATATGAGGACTACGGCAAGGACAATTACACAGACGAAGTGATAGCGCCGCACGAGCAGCTAGTCTGGATGCACGATCAAAACTATACGCCTTTATCATCAGCAATAGGCGTTGTGCGCGAGAATTCGCTATTACTACTAGATGAAATTGTGTTAACTAGCGCCATATCTGAGCAGGCAGCTAAAGAGTTTGTGGAGAAGTATACCAATCATTCCAATAAATCTGTTATCATCTACGGCGACCCGGCTGGCAAACAGGGAGAAAAACACGGGCATGCGTCGGACTACACGCAGATAGAGGGTGTATTAAAGGCAAACAACTGGAAGTTCGAGAACAAGGTGCAAAGGTCTGCGCCTGCTATTAAGGACAGGCAAAACGCAGTAAGATCAAAAATTAAGACAGCCGCCGGGGGCGTAAGTCTTTTTGTTAATCCTGAGACAGCGGTATGGTGTCATAAGGGACTAAGCACGGTGCAGTATTTGCCAGGTTCTACCTACCAGGAGGACCAGCGCAATGACTACCAGCACATAACGACGGCAATTGGCTATATGGTAGACACAGAGTGGCCTATTGACGAATCACTAATAGTAACCCCTATAGGGATGGCAAAATGACAAAGAAAAAAAGCGTAGATTTCACACACCCGGAATTTGATAGCAATATAGATAAATGGAGTTTTGTAAATGATATTTGCGATAGTGAGAACGTAGAAAAGTATCTAGTTAAGCTTAATCCTGATGATAATAGCGATGAAAACACCACGCGCAATAAGCAATTCAGGCGGCGCGCTATTTTTTATGCCGTTGCGGGGTACACTTCTCGCGGATTGGTTGGCAAGGCATTTAGCAAGCCTCCTGTCTTGGATGCTCCTGAGTCATTGCAATATGTTAATAATAACGTAGACGGCATGAGTACGACAATAGACCAGCAGGCACAGGATGTTACAAGAGACGTTGCGAGAATTGGCCGTAGCGGGCTGCTTGTAGATTTTCCAGAAAGCGACGGGGAATTATCGCAAGCGCAGCTAGCAGCGGGCGGAATTTTTGCCACTATTTCAAAATTCGATGCAAAGCAAATAATAAACTGGCAAACCAAGAAGGTAGGCGCAAGAATTTTACTATCTAAAGTTGTACTAGCCATGAAGTCAAAAATGGAAGGTCCGGACGGTTTCAGCTTTGATGAGATTGACATACGATTAGAGCTTAGACTCGACGAATTTGAAGATAGTCAAGTCTATTCCATGGTCGAATGGCGAAAGAATATAAACAGCAAGACTGAGTTTGACGAATGGCTTGTGGCCGGAACGGTTATTCCAGAAGACTCTACAGGCAAGCCATTAGAAGAGATTCCTTTTGTCTTTGTGGGTAGCGAGTCCAACACTGTAAGGGTTGACCCCGCCCCAATGTATGATATTGCTCAAATAAACAAAGGGCACTATAACAATAGCGCGATCTATGAGGATAGTGTTTTTACAGTAGGGCAAGCACAACCCTGGATGTCTGGAATTACTCAGAGCCATATTGATCTTCTAAAAAAGAATAATATGTACGTTGGTTCAAACTGGCTAATGGGTGTTCCTTCCGGGGAGCAAATGGGGTTTGCGCAGGTGGCGCCTAACACCTTGGCCAAAGAAGCCATGACTGACAAAATTAATATGATGATCGGCCTTGGGGCAATGTTTATCACTCCGGGAACGGCTAACAAGACTGCAACGCAGTCTGCGGGTGAATTATTAGCACAGCATTCAGTGTTAAGCCTTATAGCGTCAAACGTTTCAGATGCTTACACAAGCGCGCTTAAGTTTTTGGCGCTGTTTATGGGTGAGAGCGAAGGCGGAACTTATACACTTAATCGGGATTTTGTAAGCCCCGCCGCAGATGCAAATATGCTGCGCGAAGTGTCTGCAAGCTTTCTTGCTGGCTTGTTACCTGTAAGCGACCTTATGACGTGGCAGCAAAAGCACGGATTGGTAGACCCTGACAAAACCCTTGAAGAATACCAAGAAGAAATAAACCCAGTGGACGGTTTAGACTTAGATGACTAGCCAGACGTTAACAGAAATTGCCACACGCCACCAAGTGCACTTGGAGCGCTTGAAGGCGGGCGCAATAAAAGAAAACGAAATATTCTTGCGGCAGATTGACAAGGCTGTAACAGGACGGCTAGCCGGTAGGGAGCTAACAACATTTAAACGAAATAAACTAGAGAAGCTTATAGCGTCTGTGCGCGGTGACCTAAGCCTAATCACTGGAGATATTGCCAATAAGATTGCAGAGCAAGCCAAAGAACTTGCAGTATATGAGGCAGGTTTTGAGATAAGAAGCTTAAATGAAGTAATCACCGCAGACTTTGCCGTACCAACCACGGCGGCCTTAACATCTGCGGTTTTTACTAACCCGCTTTCAATTGCGGGGCCGGATGGCGGCAATTTACTTAAACCATTTTTAAAAGGCGCTACTAAAAAGCAGGTAGACGCAATTTCTCTTGCTATTAGAAGTGGCTACTATGAAGGACAAACTACAAACCAAATCTTACAAAGAATACGCGGTACACGTAGCCAGAAATTCAAAAACGGCGTTATTGCGAGAACTGGAACTGCCATTAATTCTATGGTACGCACTTCATTGCAGCATGCTAGCGTACAGGCTAGGGAAACAACGTGGCGGGCAAATACTGACGTTATTAAAGCGGTGCGCTGGACCTCAACTATTGATGGGCGTACAAGCCAAGTCTGTCGAAGTCTTGACGGTAGAACATTCGCGCACGATAAAGGCCCGCGCCCACCGATTCATATTAACTGTAGGTCTAGTATTACACCTGTGCTTAAGGATAAGTTTAGCGAGCTGCGAAAAGGCGCAACGCGATTTAGCCGGGGGCCGGAAGGGGTGCAATATATACCTGCCACCAAATCCTACTACGGATGGCTTAAGAATCAGCCAGCCGCTTTCCAGGACTCGGCAATCGGAAAGGTTAGGGGCAGACTCCTAAGAAATGGGGGGTTGTCTGCAGATAGGTTTTCAGCCCTAAATCTCAATAAGAAATTTCGGCCCACGACACTGGCGGAAATGCGAAAGCTTGAGCCAGCGGCTTTTGATAGGGCGAATTTATGACAACTATTGCTTACAAGGACCGGGTTATATCCTATGACTCGTTAATGACCGCTGGGAGCAGAATATGTGACCGCGATTTTAATAAGTGCATAAAAAAGGATGGGGTTGTTTTTTTTCTATGCGGCACTGTAGCTGACAATGATAAGTTTATAGATATATGGTTGGGAAAAGCTCCTTATGAGGAGATTGATATTAGCGCCTTTGTGTATGAGGGGGCCAGTCTTTTCGAGGTTCACTGCGCAGAGGAAAGAATGCTGACAACTCAAGTTGATTTAATGAAGGCTGAGTCTATCGGCTCTGGGTCTGACCACGCGCTAACAGCAATGGATTTAGGGTTGACGGCCAAGGAGGCTGTAAAGATGGCTGCGCTAAGAGACACGAATACCGGGGGCCGTATTAGAACGTTCAATTTAAAACCTTGACAGTATTAGAATGATTGTTTTATTATGCGAATTAATGACCGCAGGGCGGTTTTCAGCAATTTCTAACCAGGGGTTTTAAATATGCAATACAAGGTAACGAGAGAAGAATTTACGAAGCTAGATGAATCCGTACAGGCGCTTTACAAGCAGGACGGAGAGGAATTTGTTTTAAGTGTTGAAGGCCTGCCACAAGGCGAGGACGTTACAGGGCTTAAAAATAAAATCGCTGAGTTGCTTGGCGAGAAGAAAACAGCGGCAGAAGCGGCAGCGGCAGCATTAACAGCAGCGTCGGAAGCAAAGGCAGCCAAGGATTTAGCCGAGGCAAATAAGACCGGCGACATTGACGCTATTAACGCATCATGGGCAGAGAAGTACGGAAAACTAGAAGATGTGGTAACAAGTTTAAACGGCACGGTTGCAAAAATCACAAGCGGTGCAGCGGCCACTAAGATGGCTTCAGAACTGGCTTTAACAGGCCAAAGCGCAGTACTTATGCCGCATATTGAAAGCAGGCTTGCAACTGAAATGGTAGACGGCGTGCCAAGAGTAGTAGTTAAAGGCGTAGACGGGAAACCAAGCGCTCTTACTGTAGAGGAGTTGCAAACAGAGTTTAAAAATAACGAGGCTTTTGCCTCGGTTATAGTCGGTTCTAAAGCCAGGGGCAAAGGAACTCACAACCAAAACCCAGACGCCGGGGGCGCTGGGAAAGTAATACCTAGAAGCCAGTTTGAGGAGATGTCACCGGGCGACCAGATGGCATACACCAAAGAGGGCGGCACTTTAACCGACGAAGCTGCATAGCTTCACAACACAGGATTTATTAAATCATGGCAGAAAATACAATAACAGGATTAGTCCCCGACATTTACGAAGCAATGGACGTCGTTTCTCGTGAACTCACCGGCCTAATTCCCGCAGTAACTCTTTCAGCTTCCGCAGAGCGCGCAGCTAAAGACAAAGCAGTAACGGTAGATGTTGAGCCAGTAGGCAACGTTGTAGACATCACTCCAGCAATGACCACTCCAGAGCCTACCGGACAAACTTCCGGCACTGCTTCTGTAACTATTACCAAGTCGCGAGCGGCTGAGTTTGGTTTTAATGGCGAAGACAACAAGGGCTTGAACCTTGGGCCGGGTTACACTTCGGTTAGAGCGTCTAAGATAGCTCAGGCTATTCGCGCCGTAGTAAACGAAGTTGAAACCGATCTTGCAGGGCTGCAAACAAGTTTTAGCCGTGCAGCAGGCACAGCGGGAACTACTCCGTTTGCTACTGTTAACGATTACACAGACGCTACTTTTGCGCAGAAAATCCTGAAAGATAACGGCGGCAATTTAGACCCGCAACTAGTTATGGATACTGCAGCAAGCGCCACAATGATGGGCAAGCAAGCAGCAGTAGATTCTTCTGGTACTAAGTCTATTATTGAGCAGGGCGTTTTAGTGGATCGTTTTGGCATGAAGTTGCGCGAATCTGCGCAGATTAATACTAGCACCGCTGGTACTGCCTCTTCTGCGACCACGGATAACGCTGGCTATGCTGTAGGCGCAACCGTGCTTACGCTGGCTTCTGCGGGAACTGGTACTATCGTAGCAGGGGATGTCCTTACTTTCGCTGGTGACACTAACCAGTACGTTGTGACATCTGGCGATACAGACGTATCTGACGGCGGCACAATTACTTTGGCGGCACCTGGGTTGCGTGTAGCAATGTCAGCAGCTACTAAGGCCATTACAGTCGTTGCGGCAGCAGCACGTAATATGTGTTTCGCTCGCTCTGCATTGGTTCTGGCGGCTCGCGCTCCTGCGCTTCCATCGGAAGGTGATAACGCAAGCGACCGCATGCTGATTACTGACCCGCGAAGCGGCCTTACTATGGAATTCTCCATGTATAAAGGCTACAGAAAAGTGCGCTACGAAGTTGGTTTGGCTTGGGGTGTTTCTAACATCAAGCCTGAGCATACAGCTTTGCTACTTGGTTAGAAGTTTTAACCGCATAGCCCTTAAAATAATAGGGCTATGTATTAAAACTTTTATTCAACAACTAGCGGAGGAAATAGTATGTCAATAGAAAAAGTACCTGTAGTTACAATTTTAACCGATAACGGCCCGGTAGAAATTAACAAATCTGATTACGACAAAGATAAGCACGAGATTACCAAAGAAACCAAGCAGCCAGAATTCGATCTAGCGAAAGAAGAGGCCGCAGCTTACAAAGAAGACGCTAAGCGGAGTAAACCGGCTATCAAGAAGGCACCAAGCGCGAGCAAACCTAAAAAATAAAAACAACACGTTAACCTAAAAGGGGCGGGCCTAAAGCCTAGCCCCTTTTTTTATTTCAGGATTAAAAGATTATGGCGCTAACAGTAGAAGACGGCAGCGAAGTTGCAGGAGCGGATAGCTACGAAACAAGAGCAAATTTTATAGCGTGGGCGCTTAAGCGTGGTTATACCATAGCAGACGACGCGGTAGCAGATGGATATATGGTCAAGGCTTTCGACTTTATACGAGGCCTAGAACATTGTCTATTAGGGCATTTGATGACAAAAACGCAGACAGGCGCATACCCCCGTTATAGCCTTTATATTAACGGGTTTGTTTATGCAAATGACGAAATACCGCAGGTGGTAAAGGATTGGCAGTTTAGCTTGGCTCTTGACATTAATAACGGCATAGACATATATAACCCGAAGCCATCTGCTAGCGTTGCTGTTAAGCGCGTTAGGGTGGAGGGTGCGGTAGAGAAAGAATTTGCAGTAAGCGACCAAAGCAACACTGTTTACCAGTCACTAAGCCAAACCCTGCAGGCGCAATTGTGCCGATCTAGCGGGCTGGGCGTTTCTATTTCAATGGGCTAGATTATGGCAGATGCTTTTTACAATGATATTGCTACAATTGCGCGAGAGCTTTTGGAAGAGTTTGGCGCAACTTGGAGCATCACCAGAACAACTGGCGAAGACATAGACGACGTTACGGGAGCGGTGACTCCTGGCAGCGATACCGTTTACACACCAAAAGGCGTTCTTACTAATTATAATAATAACCAGATAGGACAAGGCCTAATACAAGCGGGCGACAGGCTTTTAATTCTTGATGATACCGTTGAGCCTTTATTAGACGATAAACCGACAATAGGTGGGCAAGCATGGAATGTAATATCTGTAGAGATATCAGAGCCAGCCGGGGTTCCTTTGATTTATAAGGTGCAAGTCCGTGGCTAACGTAACTATAGACCAATTTATAAGCGAAACCACAAAGGCTATAGGCGGCGCAGCAAAGGCAATTAAGTTAGAAGTTTTTGCGGGTGTGATTGATGACACTCGCGTAGATTTCGGACGACTAAAGGGCAACTGGCAGACGACCACGGGCAGGGCAGCGAGCGGCGAAGTAGAAAACGAAGACAAAAGCGGTAGCGGCGTAAAGGCTGTAATGGAAGCAACTATAACGGAAGATGGAGTAGACTACCTTTCTAACAATCTGGATTACGCGCCAATGTGGGAAGAAAAAGACGGCATGATAGCTAGAAACCTTGCCAGGGTAGAAACCATCGTAAGAAGGACTAAAAAATAATGAGTCAATTAAAAATAGATCAAGCTTTTATTACTGCGTGGAAAACCACAAATAGCGAATTCAGCTTGCCAACTGCTTACGAAAATAAGCATTACAAGCCGACGCAAGAAACAGCCTATGCTGAAATATTTATGCTGCCCAATGATTCCGAAGCATTAAGCCTTGCGGATAGTGATGAAACTAGCGGTATTTTTAGAGTAATCTTAAGATACCCTGTAGGTAAAGGCGCTTTTGCCGCTAAAAATAAAGCGCAGGAGATTATAAACGCTTTCCCAATTGGAACAGATGTTCCATATTCCGGGCAATCTGTTATAATCACCAAGACTTCACGCCAAAAAGGCGTAAACGAGGACGGCTGGTATAAAATAGTCGTTTCTATTCAATACTTTGCAATTATAACGAGGGTTTAACCATGCCAGACGCAGCACAAACATTAGTAGATAGTGTAATAGCTATTTCCGCTGGACTACCAGCTACAGACGACGCGAGCGGATACGGCGCGTTGACTTTCACCAACCTGGGCCAAGTGACAAACTGGACACCGGGCGGGCGACTTTATGCAATGACGCCTAGCAATCCAATTGCACAGCGGAATACTGATTTTTACAAAGCGACGTATAACAACGGCGTAGACAATATTGTAATGAATCGAGACGATGACGACGCAGGGCAGGTTATTGCTCTTACTGCGGAAGGCTCAGACGCTCAGTTCTCCTTTTCGGTTACATACCAAGACGGAACTATTGATTATTTCCAAGGTAAAGTGCCTAGCTACATTACAGGAGCGGGTGACGCTAATGCAATCGTATCCGCTACGTTGAATGTGCAGCGAGTTACTAACACAGTAGTAGCATAAACCACGCTCAAACGCGCCCTTTAACCGGGGCGCTTTCTTTAGTTTTTTAATTGTAGGAGTTTAAAATTATGTCAAAGAAAGAAACAAGCACCATTGATTTTGGAACGTTTGATCTAGCGGCGGAAGCGGCTAAGGGTATCGACGTTGTTATGATCGATGAACGAACAAAACAACCTTTTATCGGATCCGATGGCAAAGAAATTGTAATTACAATTCAAGGCATGGACTCCGATAAGTGGCAAGACACGGCTAAGAAAATCGGAGAGCGCAACACCGCGAAGTATAAGCGCAGGGGCGTCCCTGGCGATGTAGTAGAGGACAATCTAAAAGAGGTCTTAGCCACTGTCACTCTGCACTGGTCTAATAATATCCCTTTTGGTGGTGAGACATTAACCTGCACTTATGATAATTGCTTAAAGCTGTATAAGATGCCTAACGCTTTTGCTGAGCAACTTATAGCGGCTGGCACTACGAGAGCCAGCTTAAAAAAGGCATAAGGCTAGAGCTTGAACTTTATGTAAAGCAGAGAGCATGGTTAGAAACCAAAGCCCCTAACGCAGAAAAAGTTAGGGGCGCTGATCTGGAGGAAATAGAGTTACCACCAATTGAGCCTAGCGAGTACCTTATAGATTTGCTCTATCGTATTGGCCCTACAAAATTTACTTGGTCAGATATAGATGGGTGGGTTAATAGAACGAAAGTCCAACTATCAGGATGGGAAGCGGAGACCATAAAACAGCTTGGAGATATTTATACTTATGCTGCGGAGGAATACAGCGAAAAGAAAGTAGATGCGCCCTACATGCCCGATAAAATGCAACGGGCTTCACTTGAAGACAATATTAAAGATATTCTTAGAAGGCCCGTGGTTTAATGACAGATTTTGCAACATTAGTAATTAAAGCCGATTCCAGCCAAGTTAGGGCCGCTACTGGCGACCTTGATAAAATGGGCAAGTCTACGGGCTTGCTTACCGGGGCTATGCGTACTTTGTTGCCCGCCCTAACAGCCGTTCTATCCGTTCGCGCTCTGGGCAAGATGGCGGAAGAAGCCAGAGAGTTTGGCGCTGCAGTCGGCGAAGTATCCACGCTGCTGGACGACCTGGATCAAATGCCGCGTATAGAGCGCGAGGCTAAAGCCCTTGCTGCTACTTTTGGCGGCTCACCTACTGCACAAGTTAACGCTTTCTATCAGGCTATATCAGCCGGTGCAGAAAACGCAGAAGAGGCGACTTCCATATTGACCACGGCTAATAAGCTTGCCGTGGGCGGTGTTACTGATATTGGTACAGCCGTGGACGGTCTTACAACTATTGTAAATTCTTTCGGACTCGAGGCAACGGATTCTACCGCTGTTAGTGACGCCATGTTTGTTGCTATGCGGGCCGGTAAAACCACAATAGAACAGCTTTCTTCCGGTATCGGCAAGGTCGCCACCCTGGCGTCAACCGCTGGAATAAGCTTCGAGGAATTACTCGGCTCAACAGCGACCCTTACCAAGGGCGGTATAGAGACAGCCGAGGCATTTACCGGGCTAAAAGCTGTGATAGCTGGAATATCTGTTCCAAGTGAAAAAGCAAAAAAAGCCGCCGATGAGTTGGGGGTTGGTTTTGATTTCGCCTCTCTACAATCAAAAGGATTAAAGGGATTTCTTGACGACTTAACGGAGTCTACCGGCGGCAACGAAGAGGAAATGTTGAAGCTGTTCGGAAGCATGGAGGCCGTCAACACGGTCTTTGCTTTGACTGGCGCAGGCGCAGAAGACTTTACCGACATAATGGCTTCGATGAACCGCAAGACCGGGCAAACAGACAAAGCTTTCGGCAAAATTGCCGAAACAATGGATTTTAAGCTTGAGAAAATCAAAGGCAAGGTAGACGCTACACGCATTGTTATAGGCGAGTTCTTGTTAGGCCTTGCAGAGCCTATTGTAGATAATCTTTCAGATAACTTTGATAGTTACGTTATATTTCTGTCAAACCTTGTTAAAGGCGCACAGGCTGCAGCAGAAGGCATGGTTCTTGCCTTTGGGCCAGTATGGGAGGTCTTCCGCGTTGGTCTTGAGACGATGGGCGGATGGGTAAAAGATCCTCCCCTTCCTTCCCCTCCT